ACCGACAAGACTGCTTCTTTCTCTTAAGGCATGGGGGGCTTCCTCCAAGGCTGACGCAAAGGCAAAAGCAAAAGCGATTTCTGCGAGAAATAAAGGGAAGAAGTAATGGCATTACCTACCTATTTAGATTTGGTTAACGATGTTTTGGTTCGTATGCGTGAACCACAAGTATCTACTGTTTCCGAAAATACAGTTTCTACACTTGTTGGAAAATACGTTAATGATGCCAAGCGTCAAGTCTCTGATGCTTACGATTGGGACGCTTTCAATACCCCAATTACTGTAAACACGATTGCTAATACAACTGGGCCGTATAGCATTACGGGTGCTGGAGTTCGTTATAAGACTATGGATGTGATTAACACCACTAGTTTTTATGAATTGTCACCTTTGTCTCACGCTAATTACGACTCGTTCTACTATACAACTCCTACCCCTACAAAGGGTTTGCCAATGTATTACTCTATTAAGGGTGTAGATACAAGTGGCGATATTAAAGTCAATTTTTGGCCTGTTCCAGATGCTGTATATGCCATCCGTTTCAGCCTGATTGTTCCTGAAGCAGACTTTACAACAGACGCATCTACGACTTTGTTGGCAAAAGAACCCATCGTTTTGGGTGCATTTGCTCGTGCTTTGATAGAGCGTGGAGAAGATGGTGGTTTAAACAGTTCAGAAGCATTTGCTATGTACAAGTCTTGTATGTCTGATCTGATAGCGTTAGAGTTGGCTAGATCGCCTGAAAACGACACATTTGAGGCTGTTTAATGTCTCAACCGATACAAGCCTTTGCAATTACAGCCCCAGGCTTCTACGGCCTCAATACCCAAGACTCGTCTTTGGATTTGGCTAGTGGTTTTGCATTGGTTGCCAACAATTGCGTGATTGACCAATATGGTCGTGTTGGTGCTAGAAAAGGTTGGACAAAGGTTAATTCTGCAACGAATTCTGACTTGTCTACCAATGATATTACCTCGATTGGAGAGGTTGTAACTTCAGCGGCAGTTTCGTACACAATTTGCGCTGGAAACAATAAATTATTTAAAGTAAGTAGTTCTTCATTGGTTACTTTGACCTATGGGGGAGGGGGTACTGCCCCGACCATTACTGCAAGCAATTGGCAGATGGTTTCATTGGCTGGCGCACTTTATTTGTTCCAATCAGGGCATGATCCTTTAGTTTTTGATCCTAGTCTGTCTACAACGACTTATAGACGCATTAGTGAGTTGACTGGCTATGCAGGTACTGTTCAGTTGGCTAACACGGCTCTAAGTGCCTATGGAAGGCTTTGGACAGCAGATGTGTCGTCAGATAAGTTAACTGTTCAATGGTGCGATACAAAGTTGGCAAACAAGTGGAATTCAGGTACTGCTGGTACTTTGGATACCACTACTGTTTGGCCTAGAGGTGGTGATGTAATTGTCGCTTTGGGCGCACATAACGGCTTTTTGTTTATCTTTGGTAAGAACAATATTTTGGTCTATCAAGGAGCAACAACTCCTTCTACGATGACTTTACAGGATGTCATCACAGGAATTGGCTGTGTAGAACGTGATTCTTTGGCTTATACGGGTACAGACCTGATTTTCTTGTCTGCGACAGGTGTGCGTAGTGCTTTGAGGACTGTTCAAGAAAAATCAATGCCATTACGTGATTTGTCTAAGAATGTCCGTAATGACTTGATGACTGCCTATTCTGGTGAAACAAGTGGCACTATTAAATGCGCTTACTCTGCTACTGAGGCTTTCTATCTATTAACTTTACCTTCTATAAAGCAAGTGTATTGTTTTGATTTGAAAGCACAACTGCAAGATGGGGCGGCAAGAGTTACCACATGGGACTCTATACAGCCAAAATCACTATTGGTTAAACAAGATGGAACGCTTTATCTTGGTAAATCAGGCTATCTTGCTACCTATTCTGGTTATAACGATGATACAGACACATATCGTTTTCAGTATTATACAAACCATACTGACCTTGGTGTGCCATCTGTTACATCGATTCTAAAGCGTTTGTCTATTGTTGTTATTGGTGGTAATAACCAGTATGTAACGATGAAATGGGCTTATGACTTTACGGGTAATTTTTACTCACAGAATGTATCAATTGGTGCTAATAACATTGCATATTATGGGGTGGCTGAATACAATATTGCTGAGTATTCCAATGGTATTGCCATGAGTACATTGAAGTGTTATCCAACAGGCTCTGGAAAAGTGATTCAGACAGGATATGAAGCAGATATAAATGGTTCAGCGTTGAGTGTGCAAAAAATAGAAATTCAAGCCAAGAATGGCAAGATTTTGTAAGGAAAGAACATGAGTAATTACACGAAAAGTACAAACTTTGCATCTAAGGATTCGTTGCCCCCAGGCAATGCGTCAAAGATTGTCAAAGGTACTGAGATCAATACTGAGTTTGATAATATTGCTACTGCGGTTGCAACAAAGGCTGACTCAACATCTCCTACGTTAGTAACCCCTGCCCTTGGTACTCCATCTTCAGGTGTGATGACCAATGTCACAGGATTACCTTTGACTACTGGTGTTACTGGTACTTTGCCTATTGCTAATGGTGGTACGGGTGCAACTACATTGGCTGGTGCTTCTATTGCCACTTATACAGGCACAGAAACGCTGACAAACAAAACTTTAACAAGTCCTGTTCTTACAACACCAGCACTTGGAACGCCAGCAAGTGGTGTTATGACAAATGTGACTTCTGTGCCAGCCGCACAAATTACTGGGTCGCAGGCTATACCAAAGAGTACATTACCTACGGGGTCTGTGTTGCAAGTGGTTAATGCTACTTATTCAACGCAAGTCACAACCACAAGTGGTTCTTTTGTAACAACAAATTTAACTGCTTCAATTACCCCAACATCCTCAACGAGCAAAATTTTAGTAATAGCAAGTGTTCCTTTTGGTGTAAATACAGCAAATGAAAATGTACAAATGACTATTTATCGTGGTGGTACAAATATTTCACCAAATACGGCATTAGCGGCTTTACAAAGCGGTGGTGCTACATATTCAAGTGCTTGTATGACAATATTAGATTCTCCAGCAACAACATCTGCTACATCTTATACAGTTTATGGTTTAGTAAGTGGAACAAAAACTGCATATTTCAATAGTTTGCCAACTGGCGCATCCTCTTCTGTTATTACTCTTTTGGAGATTTCAGCATGAATAAACATGATGCAATTCTTGCGTTATATAACAATATTGTTACCATCTATGGTAATGATGCTTTTGATGCTAATGGCAACGCAGTCACTTATGACGAGACAGCAATTCAAGCATACATTGATGCTCATGCCTACATAGCCAAACGCCAAGCGGAATACCCCCCATTTACTGACTATTTGGATGGCATAGCCAAAGGTGATCAAACACAAATTAACAAATACATTGCTGATTGCCAAGCGATTAAAGCAAAGTATCCAAAATGATAACTATGAAAGCATCAGAAATCATTAAAGCAGATGCGGTCAATCGAAAGGTTGATCCAAATAAAGCCTTGCAAACTATTGGTGCATTGGTTAAGGCTAAATATTTACTTATTGCAAATGGAACAATGTAATGACTCCAGAACAAATTGTTGCAAACCATATCAAGAATAACAATCTTGATACAACAAAAGCACAAATGGTTGCTGAAATAAATGGCACATTAAAGCAGAAAAATTCATTTGCTGTGCGGTCTGGCGACTGTATGTTTATTTATAAGGTTTCTGGTAATAGTGCATTGTTTTACATTGTCAATGGTGGCAATGCAATGGGTTACATAAAAGCAATTAAAGAATTCTTTGCTACGATGAAAAAAGCAAATATTCGTTTATTGCAAATGTATGTTGATAACACAACCACAGCAGAAAGACTAGCAAAAACCGCAGGAGCAATTTCCGTTAGTTTTAAGAAAGATGAAAAACGAAAAGTTGACCCTTACTTAATGTCAATGGAGATATAACATGGGATGTTGTGGTGGATTTATTGGACAAGTATTTAACCCAGTTGTGGAGACTGTAGTTGACCCCATTGTTGAACCAGTTATTGAACAAGTAGTTCAACCCGTTGTTAAAGCAGTTGAGCAAACTGTTCAAGCGGCATTGGATAACCCGTTACAGACTGCGGCGATAGCAACTGCTATGGCAACGGGGCAAACATATCTAATACCTTATATAAATGCGGGGTTTGCTTTAGATGCTGGACAAAGCCCAGAAAAGGCTCTCCAAAGTGCCGCCATAAGTTATGCGGGAACACAAGTTGGTGGCGCAGTTGGGGCTGAAACAGGTTCTAGTTTGGCTGGCAATGTGGCTGGTGGGACTACGGGTGGCTTGCTAAGTGGAAAATCATTAGAGCAATCATTAGCAGGCGGCGTAACAGGTGGGGCAATAAGCCAAGTAACACCATCTACTTTATTCAGTTCTGGTGGAACTTCAGGACAAGGAACAACGGGGGCGACAAACATGGCTGATACTAATCCAATTTACGACTATGGTAGTATTCCAACTGACATTACTGGTGGAGAGGGCTTCTACGACACAGGTAGTGCGCCAATGACGCCAGCGCAAATAGATGCCACTATGCAAACCTATGGTGGCAATAGTTCTTTGGATTCGGCTACACAAGCCTTAATTAAACGAGCATTGGCGGCTGGTGGTACTGCGGCTCAGGGAGCGTTGAACTTCTTAGGTCAAAAGGGCGTTGTTCAAGGTGGTTTAGGAACTGCCGCTAACTTAATGCAATTACAAGCGGATAGACAAGCGGCACAACAAGCACAAGCAAGAATAGGTCAGGCAACACAACAAGCAGTTGCTGGTTCACAATTTCGTCCAGTAGGCGTTACAACACGCTTTGGTTCATCAAACTTCCAAATTGACCCTGCTACTGGTCAGTTGGTAAGTGCTGGTTATACGGCATCACCTGAGATTACTTCTGCTCAAAACAAACTATTGAACTTGGGTTCTAGTTATTTGGCACAGACTCCACAAGATGTGGCTCAGAAATATATCCAAGACCAACTTGCATTACTTGCTCCTAGTCGTGAGCGTGAATCTGCTAATTTGATTAACCAGTTGCAAAACACGGGAAGAACAGGATTGTCTGTTGCTCAGGGTGGTGGTTTGTTGGCGGCTAATCCTGAAATGTCTGCTTTGGCTAATGCTAGAACATTGCAAGACCTTCAATTGGCGGCAAATGCTACTCAGGCTGGTCAACAAAATGTATTATTTGGAACAGGTTTGTTTGGTCAGGCTGGCAACTTAGAGAACATGGCACAACAACCATTTAACTTGGGTACTGGTTTGGGAACTTCTGTCTCTAATGCAGGCGCAAGGGCTGGGCAACTTGGTATACAAGGAAATGTATATGGCAATGCCATAGGCTTGTCTTCTGCTAATACTACCAATCCGTTTGCAACAGTTCTTGGTGGATTGTCAAGCCCAACATCTACATTGGGTACTGGGTTGGCTAACTGGTTGACTTCTTCTGCACCAACAACGGGCGGTATAACAAGCCAAGGCATGATGTCGCCAACAGTTGATGCTTATGGTAACTATGTGCCATTAGGCTACGCAAATTATTAAGGAGTAATTATGGCAACAGATATCGTAGGTGGATTGTTTGGTATTACTCCTCAATCGTATGAAAGACAGCAATACGAACAATCATTAAGAGAAGGACAATCTTTTGGAACTCCTCAAGGTCTTTATGCTTCTGCCGCACAACTAGGTCGTGGCATTGGTGGTGCATTAGGTGCAGTAGACCCACAATTGCAGTTGATTAGTATGAGAAATACTGTAATGAAAGAAATAAATCCAAATGATCCTGAGTCAATAATGTCTGGCGCACAAAAATTGGCTCAATTTGATCCACAAGGTGCAACCGCATTAGCAACAATGGCTAGAGAAGCACAGGTTAAGTTATCGCAAGTAACAAAGAATTTGCGTGAAGGTCGTGCGGCTGGAGTTGGCCCAGAGGGAATGAGGGCACAACGTGAGGCTCAGTTACAACAGTCTTTACGTCAATTAAAAGATGCAGAACAAACTCCTGAAGTTAAAAATGCTATTCAATTATTTACAGATGAATTGACTGCTTTAAAACGTGGTGGTCAAGGCGGTTTGCCAACAATTGCTAAGTTGCAATCTTATAGGCAGTCTTTGGTTGACCAACTTGGAGAGAATCATCCAAAGGTAAAAGAAGTAGATCAGACAATTAAAGCAGAAACTCAAGGAAAAGGAACAGTTGTTAATGTTGGATTGTCTACTGTTGATAAAGAATCTAATTTACGCAAAGACTTTGTTACTGAAACAAAACCATTTACAACTGCAATAAATGCCGCAGATAAGATAGATAGATTGCTTAGAAGCAATACTTCTCTTGGTGACATTATTGCCAAAAAACAATTTGCTAAAGTTGCTGGAGATAACAACATTTCCAATAAGGACGTTGCTGAACTGGCTAATTATGGCGATCTTGGACAACGATTGGCTGGTACTTTATCTCAGTTCTTTGAGGGTAAATATACACAAGGACAACGTGAGGAAGCACTTTCTTTGGCTAATCAACTTAAGGGAGATGCAACTAGTCAGTATTCAACAATTCAAAATGATTATGTAAATAGAGCCAAAGCAGAAAATCTTCCAGATAAGACATCTAAGTTTATTGCACCTGATTTACCAATCAAAGCACAAGCGGCATTGCCTCCTGAAGGAACTAAATTACGCAATAAAAAGACCAATAAGATTGAAATTGTGCGTGGTGGAAAACTTGTTCCTGCGGAGTAAACATGGCAAATACTTACAACCCTGATGACTATGAAGTTGTAACAGAGGATCAAACTCCTCCAATGACAACTGGACAATATCTTGGGCAACGTGCTTTGCGTGGTCTTGGTGCGCCAATAAGTGCCGCCGCTGGCCCAGGCATGGGGTTCGCTACTGCCGCCACAGGATTTGCTCCATTGGCTATGGGAACTCCTGCCGCAACACCTACCGCAGAAGAAATAACAACTGCCGCTAATAAGGTTCGTCAATCGCTTGGAATGACTACTGAACCATTGCCAAAACAAGGATTGTTTACAAGTTTGGCTGGTGCGGCTTTTGAAGAAGGCTTAAATCCATACAACTACCTAATCCCTGGCGGCTCTCGCTTGACAACTGCTTTAACTCCTAGCGCAACTGCCGTATCGTCTGAATTAGGCGGTCAAGCAGGACAGGCTTATACAGGAACAGAAGGCGGCAGAACAATTGGAACATTACTTGGTGGACTATTAAATCCTGCCGTATTGGTTGAGGCTGGTTTAAATCAAGTTACTGCCGCCAAGTCTCTTAATCCTGACAAACTAAATGGTTTGCTTAAAGAGTTTGGCGATCAGAAAGCCGCTTTGATGATTGCTTCTGCTTATACGGCAGACCCTAATCTAAAAGCAAACTTACTTCGTGCCGCCGAATTACAAGCATCCACAGGCGTAAAAATACCTTTGTTAGCCGCCGCTGAAGGTTCTAATGTATTGATGCAAACTGCTCGTAGTTTGTCTGCAAGGGATTTGAATTTCCAAGCAAAGTATGCCCAACTAGAACAAGAAGCCGCTTCTCAACTTGCCGCAAGACAAGGGAAGATGTTTGGTTCTATTTCTGAAGCAAAAATGGCTAATGCTTTGGGTGCACCTACAAAAGTAGCACCAAAAATAGAACAACGAGTTCGTACTGTTGAAGAACAATTGGCTGATATGGGGTTGGCTTTTGAAAGGGCTAACTATCAAGAGATTGGCGACAAACTCCGTAATTTAGTTGCCGCCAAAGAAACTACTGTTCGCAAAGAGTTATCTACTAAATACGATAGCGTTATTTCTGCCGCAGAGGATAAAGGCTATAAAGTATCGTCTGAGGAAACAGGACGACTCTATGATTTTGTTAATCAAGAACAGAATGATGACATTTTCAAGCGTTTTCCAACTCTCTATCCATTGATTAAGGCTAAATTTAGACCTACTGTGTCTGAACCAAGCATGATTGTTGACCCTACAACTGGTCAACCAATGCTCCCTGCGTCAAGAGAATTTCCTGAAGCATCTATGAAAGACCTAGATAGCCTTAAACGGGCTGTCAATGACTCTATTCGTAAGGCTGACAACACACAACTTCCAACATTGATTGAACTGAAAAAACAAGTTGGTCAAGTGATTGACAATATGCCTGGTAATCTTGGTGATGCTTATAAGGCTGTTGACCAAGAATATTTGGCTAAAGTTGGAATCCCTTATGGTGCTAAAACTGTTCAAGATGTCAAATACAAAGACTTTGTTGAACAATCTATCCCTGCAATCACAAAGAATAGAACTGCTTTAACTGACTATTTGGCAAGTGTTGATCGCAAAGATGGGTTAAATCTTGTCCAAGATGCTTTCTTTGCTGACGCAACTCGATATGGAGTGGTTAAAGATGGCATCCTAGACCCTAAAAAACTTTCTCGATATATTGATGTAAACAAAGATACTTTGAGTGCTGTGCCTGAAGTTAGACAGGCATTACAAAATATTTCTGGTGATGGTCTTGAATTGACTGCAACTATTGGCAAACTGAATGACCTGAAGAAGGTTCAAGATGCTCAAGATAGTGCCAAGATAATGCAGAGATTTAACACATCTGGTTTAGATGGTGTTGCCGCTGACTTTATTAGAAGCCCTGATTTCCGTAGACAGTTTATGTCTTCAGGCGGTGCAGGTCGTAACCAACCAGCCATTAACACTTTGAGGGCTAAGTTGGTGGATGACGCATTAAATTCTAATAATCCAATCCAATATATCAAAGAAAACCAAGTTGCTTACGATAAGTTGTTTGGCGGTCAGTATTACAAGGTTTTGAGTGATTTGGCAGAAACGGCTGGAAAACTAGAAAACAAGTTGTTTATCAATACACCATTGAAGACTGTTCAGCGCACAGGATTTGAGGAACAAACAGGTGTTTCTCCCGCTGGTTTAGTCTCTGTATTGCGTGATCGTGTGGCTGGAGTGACCTATAAAGGCATTAACTTGTTAAGTCGTTTCTATGTAAATCAGATTGACAACACAACCAAAGATGAACTTGGTAGGTTCTTAACTGATCCAGATGCGGTTATGAAAGTAAATCAAGCCTTTAAGAAAATTGGCAATGTTGACCCACAAGATGTTAGTCAAAGGGCTACCAAACTTGCAGGTGATTTGTTTGGTGGAGTAGCGCACACCTTGGTTCGCAGAGGTATTGCAGTCGGTGGCGTTGTAGGTCAGGAACAACCTGAACCTGCAATTAAGCCTGAAATGTACAACCCTTCTGATTACGAAATCGTGGAGTGAACCATTGATCCAATCACCATCTTTGCTGGATGCAAACTCGCCTATGAAGGAATCAAGACGGCAGTTCAAGCCTATCAAGACATCAAGAAGACTGGCGGTGAGGTTGCAGGTATTGCTGGTGAAGTCGGTGGGTTACTCTCGAAATTCTTTCATGGTCAAGACCAGTTAGAA